GCCGCAAGACATCATTCACGCGCTGCTCTTTGCCGTCTCGGATGCCTTCGAGAACCGGGGCACCGCGGACATGAGCGCGGGGCGCAACTTCAACACACGGCAAGCGCTGATCAGCCCTTACCGTCTCCATAGGTGGTATTGATGGCCGAGGGTGATCTGACAGGCTTCTCCGGGCACGGCTGGCCGCAATACAAGCCGGAGATTGACGAGTTTATCGAGATCATGACGGCGGCGGATTGCCGGTCATATCTTGAGGTCGGTTGTCTCTATGGCGACACGCTGCATTATGTCGGCACTCGCTTGCCGGCCGGTTCAAGGATTGTCGCGCTCGACTTTCCGGGGCAGGCGGGCGGGCGCTTCCGGGACACGGAGCGTTTTCTCCGGCGAGCCGCAAAGGATCTGAAGAAACGCGGCTATGACGTTCATGTGATCATTGGCGACAGCCACAAGCCGGAGATGATCGAATCCGCGCGGAAATTGTCGCCTTACGATGCCGTATTTATCGACGGCGATCACTCGATTGATGGTGTCCGCAAGGATTGGCAGGATTATGGACCGATGGGCTCAATCATCGGTTTCCATGACATCTGCCGGCAGTCTCAGAAATACCAGGACGGCGTGAAGGCGCTTTATGACGGGCTGGCGAAAACGCACCGTCACAAGACGCTGACCATCGGCGACACGCGGCGCGGGATCGGAGTAATCTGGAAATGATCACAGTCGTTTTCTACTGGTGGACAGATCCGCAAGGCAAATCCAGCAACAACCAATTCAATCGCTATTTTTACACGGCTGACGATGTGCGGATGGGCGTTGCGATGGCGGACAGACATCTGACCGTGTCGCATGAATTCGTCTGCATCACTGACAAGCCGGAAGCCTTCGACAACGACGCGCATATCCGGGCTGTGCCGCTCGACATGCGCACTTTCGTTCCGGGAACGCGCTTCATCAAGCTGATGACCTATGCACCGGAAGCAGCCGAGACCATCGGGCAATATCTCATGGTGCTGGATCTCGATTTGGTTGTGACGGGCAACATGGACCACATCGCCAGCCGGCGCGAGGATCTTGTTCTATGGCGCAATCCGAACCATCGGCCTGGCACGCGGCGCGCGCGCTATAATACATCGATTGTGCTACATCGGGCGGGAACGCGGCCGGAGCTTCACAGCAAGTTTAAGCCTGGCACTGATCCGGCTCGGCTTCGCAAGATCACAGGCGGCACGGATCAAGCGTGGATCTCCGAGCAAGTCGATTACAATCACCCGCACTTTCTCACGCCTGAAGCCGATGGCGTTTATGGCGCGGGCCGGATGAAAGATGCCGATCCGAGCACGTGCAAGACTTTGCCGGAGAATGCCTGCCTTGTCTTTTTTCCCGGCAATCGGACGCCGGCGCAATCTCACATTCAGGACGAGTTCACATGGATCAAGCAGCACCGGAAGCTTTGAGCGCAAAGGCGCAAAAGACTGCCGAGCGCTACCGGGGCAAGACGGCGCGCGAATATGATGAGCGGCGAAGCTGGAAACCGAAATGGAAAGCCGAGGATCGTGTCATCGCGGCAATGCTGAAGCCGATGGCGACCGGGCGCAAGGTGCTTGATATTCCATGCGGGACCGGGCGATTTTTCCCGCTCTATGCGCTGAAGCAATTCCGCGTAACGGCGATGGACATCAACGAGGATATGCTCGCGCAAGCGCGGGCGAAGGGGCCTTTCGAGGGCGTCGAGATCCGGCGCGGAAACATCTTTGCAATCGACTTGCCAGATAATGCGGTCGAGCTGGCGCTTGCCATTCGGATCGTTAATCTGATCAAGCCACCGGACATGCAAAAGGCGCTGAAGGAATTGCAGCGCGTGGCGTCGCACGAGATCATTTTCAACGTGCGCACCGGCGACGTGAGGCCGGGCCATTTCCACGATCCGCAGAAAATCGAGGACATCGAGGCGGCGCTTTCCGATGGCTGGCGCATTGCCGAGAATGTCGAAATTCACGAGCCTGATTTCAGAATGATACGCTTATGCAATGGGTAGACCTTGCTGGGCCTCCCGGCGTCGGCAAGAGCACGCTGGTTGACGATCTATGGCCGCCGCGGTGCATCGAATACGACGGCAAGCCGGCGCCAAGGGAATGGACACGCTTTCTGCTATGCACGGCGAACCTTATGGAAAGCATCGAGGATCATCCGAGTTATTCAGCGTGCAGATCAATGATAAAGCGGTCATTCAACAAGATGGCGACCGTGGCGCGGATGAATGACGATCGCGTCTATATCCAGACCGGGCTTGCTCAACGCGGGCTCGGGCTGGGCTGGCGTCTGAAAGATCAGGAGCGGATCGCGGAATATTTCGAGCTGATGCCCGTTTCGCTCGGCGTCGTGCTGCTCTCGGCCGATGTCGAGACGATCCAGCGACGCAATGTCGAGCGCGGCAAGGATCGATCTTTCATGGTGCCGCTCATGGAACGGCCGCGCGAGATCGCGGCGGAAGTGTTGCGGACACGGGGCGTGCCGCTCATGGAATTGGACACGCGAAACCCGGTGGTTGAAAATGTCGAGCGTATTCTTGCTTTCTCGAAAGATGCTGCTCGGGGTGTTGAGTGAGCGCGCCGACATTGCAATCAAGTGGCGGTTTTTCCGGCATCTGATAAACGGCGGCGATCCTGACAGCGCGCGCGTTTATCGCTGGCACATCGAGACGAGAACGGGCGGCATCGAAAAGCGAAGCTGGAAAAAGACGGTTGACGATTATGTGCTTGCGGCCGGCGCGCTGGCCTTCTCGATGCAGGCCGGTGGCTTCGATCCGTCACAGCCCGTTGTGATCTGTCCGAAAGGCAAGCTGCGCGACGGCGCGCACCGCATCTCTTGCGCATTGGCGACCGGCTCACTGATCCGCTTCGAACGGCACAACCAACCGAGCCGGGCGCGGCCGTGGTGTAGTCAATATCTGAAGGACGCCGGGATTATGCCGGGCGATCTGGAGCGCGTTCTGCAGGATTGGAAACGGCTGAAAGATGAAGCGAGCGCTGATCATCACGCGGCCTAGTCTCACACACCAAGCGTCATGGGGCGGCGAGTTCAAGAAAGGGCTTGAGCGGCACGGCTGGACCGTGGACATGGCGACCGATTACCGGGCGGCGGATCTGGTCTGCATGTGGGGAACCAGGCGCAGCCATATCATCGCCTCGCAAAAGAGCGTTGGCGGCGATGTCTGCATTCTTGAGCGCGGCTACATCGGCGACCGCAAGCATTATTCCAGCGTGTCGTTCGGCGGCGGGCTCAACGGGCGCGGCGAGTTTCGCGGACCGTTAGACGACGGCTCACGCTTCGAAAAATTGTTCTCCGGGCTCATGCGGGATTACGACACGCCGAAAGACGGCTATGCGCTGATCATGGGGCAGGTGCCGGGCGATATGTCGATCAGGCACGCCAACATTGACCAGTGGTACAGCCAAACGGCCAAGGCTTTGGAAAAATTCGGATGGCAGGCGCGTTTCAGGCCTCACCCGCTGGCGGGGAAGCGCGGCGGGGTACAAGGGGGCCGCAATCTTAAACAGGCGTCAGGCGCGCTGTGTGAGGCTCTCAGGGGCGCGGGCGTCGTGGTGACATTCAACAGCAATGCCGGCGTCGACGCGGCGCTCTACGGCAGGCCGGTGATTGCCTTCGATCCTGGCTCAATGGTTTACGAGATCGCCGGGCATCAGGTTGACGAGATCCGAGAACCGGACCGGACCGCATGGGCTCACGCTCTGGCGTGGAAGCAATGGAGTAAGGACGAGATGGCAAGCGGCGAATGCATTGAGGCGATCAGGCTATGACGGGCAGCGGCAGCCTCAACCGGCGCGTGACGTTCCAGCGCGCGACCGTGACATTCGACAGCTACGGCGGCGAGGTCGAGACCTGGGCAACGCTGGCGAGCGTCTACACTCACCGGCGCGACGCGAGCGCGGGCGAAAGCTACAAGGCGCAAGAGGTCGGGGGGCAACTCTCGATCCGCTTCACGATCCGTTACAGCTCGCTGGTTGCCGATCTCAATCCGCGCGACCGCGCTCTCTATGACGGGGCCGTCTACAACATCACCGGCGTTCGCGAGACACAGCGCAATCGCTGGATGGAAGTCGATGCCGTAATCCAGCCGGACATTCAGGCCGAGCAAGACGGGAGTCCGTAGCATGGATGTGGAGATGAAGCTGACAGGCTTCGACGGGCTGGAGAAGGCGCTCGATGATCTGCCGAAAGCCACATCGAAAAACGTGGTGCGGCGCGTCCTGAAAAAGCGCGGGCAACCGTTCGCCGATACGGCGCGGCAACTGGTGCCGGTCGACAAGGGGCATCTGAAAAAATCAATCACGGTCGGAACGAAGGTTGCGAAAACGCAGCGGGCAGAAGTCAAGAAGCTGCAAGCCGAGGGCTTCGTGACCATGCACATCGGGCCGGGGCAAGATCCGGCCGCACACCTTCAGGAATTCGGATCGTCAGAGCATCCGGCGCAGCCATACATGCGGCCGGCCTGGGATCAAAACAAGGACAGCGTGCTTGATGGCATGGCCGATGATCTTTGGAAAGAGATCAACAAGGCGGCGCAGCGTCTCGCCAAAAAGGCCTTGAAGGCGAAAGGCTGATTCATGGAAGCGGCAATCAGGACGCGCTTGCTGGCGACAGCAGGCGTGACGGCGCTTGTCTCGCAGCGCGTCTATTGCGGATCAAGACCGCAGGGCGGGGCGGTGCCGGATATCGTGATCAACCGCGTCTCAGGCGCTCCGATCTACACAGACGACGGCGAGGCCGGGCTGACGAACGTGCGCATTCAGGTTGATTGCTACGGCACGACCTACGCAGCGGCGAAGGGCGTGGCGCGCGCGGTGCAAGTCTCTCTGTCCGATTTCATCGGCACGGCGGGCGCTACGACGTTCCAGAACATCATGCTCGATTCCGAGCGCGATTTCCGCGAAGGCGGAAGCAATACGAGTGAGTATCTATTCAGCACACAGATGGATTTCATCATCTGGTTTTGACCAGCTATGGAGACTGAAACAATGGTTGCAATTCTTGGACGCACGATAACTGTGTATTGGGGCGACGAAAGCCCGCAGCCTGCCGTTGCCGGCATTCGTGAGAAGGGCATGACGCCAACCGGCGAGCCGGTCGACCAGACGAACGATGATTCGGACGGATGGCGCACCCTGATTGATGCCGCGCAAGTCAACAGCGTGGACTTTACCGCATCGGGCGTCTTGCTCGATGACACGCTCCGGGCGGATTGGTTTGCCGGTGCGTCTGCAACGGGGCGGCGTATGCAGGCGGCAACGTTCGAATACCCGGACGGCGCAACGATCACCGGCACATTCTATCTGGCCGCCTATGCCGAGACCGGCAATCATGACGGCGAAGTCACCTTTGAGGCGACCTGGCAGAACAGCGGCGCTGTCACTTACACACCGGCAGCATGATGACCAGCGTTTTTGATGACATCTCGCTCGACTGGAAAGGCAAGACCTTTGTCATTCCAGCCGCTCGCGTTCTCGGTGCCGTGGCTCGGATCGAGCATTACATCACGTTGCACGAGATCTTTCAGTATGCCGAGCGCGGCGCGGCTCCGATGGGCATCCTTGCGCAAGCTTACGGCTCCGTTCTCAGATATGCAGGCGCGCAGATTTCAGATGATGAAGTCTATAACGGCATGTTTGAGGACGGGCAGTCGTTGGCGGCGGTTTCCGATTCTCTCAATGGCTTGCTCAGCATGATGCTGCCCAAGTCGCAGAAGGAACCGGCGAAGGAACACAATCCGGGAAACTCCCGGAAGGCCGTCAAGAATTCATCGCGGAATTCTACAAAACGACGGTCGGCAACGGCTGGCTGAAGCCTGCCGAATTCTGGGGGCTTTCCATCCCGGAATTGTGGTGGCTGCTCGATCAGAAGACGCCGGAACCGACATACGGCATCAAGCACAAGATAACCGGCTCCGAAGTCTCAGAAATCATCCGTGATCTGAAAGCCAAAGGACTGCGAAGCAAATGGCAACAGTAGCAATAGGCTCGCTGCGGATTGACCTTGCCTTGGCTACGGCCAAGTTCAAGGAAGGCGCGAAAAAAGCTGCGGAAATCAGCAAGAGACTTTCCGAGCGCATCAAGAAGCATTCCGCAGCGATCAAGGCGGCTTTCAAGGTGGCGGCCGTTGCGGCGGCGGCATTCGCGGCCGGGCTTGCGCTTGCCGTGCGCGGATCGCTGAAGGAATTCGACAAGCTGGCCAAGATGAGCCGGTCAGTCGGCGTTCCGATTGAGCAATTGTCAGCGCTTGGACATGCCGCCGAATTGTCCGGCGCTTCCGTCGACGATCTCGGCAAGGCGTTCCGAAACTTCGCGCGCAATGCCCAAAGCGCAGCACGCGGGCCGAATGACTTCTCCCGCTCGCTGGACATGCTCAACGTCTCATGGCGCGAAGCCGATGGCCAGTTCCGCAAGGCCGACGAGGTCATGATGGATGTCGCCGACCGCTTCGCCCAAATGGAGGACGGCGCGGGCAAGACAGCACTCGCCATGCGGATCTTTGGCGAGGAGCGCGGGCCGAAGCTGATCAGCTTTCTAAACTCTGGCAGTGAGGGCCTGCGGGCGATGAGCGCCGAGGCCGCGCAGCTCGGGCTTGTGATCAGCACGAAAGCAGCAGTACAAGCCGAGCGCTTCAATGACAATGTGGACCGCCTCGGCAAGCAGGTGACGGGGTTTTCAAACTCTCTCACAGAGAAGGTGACGCCGGCGCTGAATCTGATGATTGAGAAGTTTCTTGCGTGGACAAGCGAAGGCTCAAGATTGCGTGGTATGGCCGAGAATATCGCGTATGTTTTCAACTCCATTGTCTCGGCCGGTCTGCAAGCCGCAGACACGATCGGCGCAGTCTGGGCGCGCATGAAGCTGTTTGCCGATAATGTGTCGGGCCTGTTTTCCGAAAGCATGGCAGAGCGGCAGGCGAGAATTCGGGAAGTCGACGCCGGAATTCTGGCTGACCAGAAAGAGACGGCGGCCGAGATTGCACAGCTTTGGGCAGATGTTGCAGCGACCAAGGCCGGGGCGCTTGGCGCGGGGGCAGCCGGTGGCGATGCAGGTGGCGGCGCGGGCGCGGGCGGGCTTGAGGAACCGCCGCTTGTTACCAGCGCCAAAGCTGAAACCGAAGCGCTCCGGCTCCGCAATCAGCAATTGGCCGCTGGCAAATCCCTGATGGAGCAACTGCGCACGCCGCAAGAGGCGATGATTGCCGAGCAGGAGCGTATCAACGAACTTATGCGCGTGGGCGCGATCGACGCCGAGACATACGGCCGGGCCATGCGGCAGGCAACGGCGCTTAGCGCCAGAAATATGGATGCGCTTGCAAGCTCGGTCAGCAGCGCGCTCGGATCGATCTTTGGCGAGTCGAAAGGCGTGGCGATCGCGCAAGCTCTGATCAACACATATCAGGGTATCTCCAAAGCCATCGCGACTTATCCGCCTCCGATCTCCGGGATAATGGCGGGCATCCAGGCGGCGGCGGGCTTCGCGCAGGTTGCAGCCATACGCAGGACAACGAAAAGCGGCGGCGGATCTGGCGGTAGCAGTGCCGGCGCATCGGCGGGAGCAGGCGCGGCCGCAGCGCCAGCGCAACCGCAGCAGATGGCAACCATCAATGTGCATGGCGAAAGGTTCGGACGCGACCAGGTGCGCGGGCTGATCGAGCAGCTCAATGCCGCAATCGGCGACGGCGCTCAGCTCAATGTGAGGATGGCTTAATGACCGTCGTCATATCCGGCAGCCTGGTCCTATCCGATACTGTTTCCGGCGGTGGGATCATCAATGCCGACAATCCGCTGATCGGTTACCAGAATCTCGTCACCAGTTCGAATGTGTCGGCGACGTCGGAGGATGCTGACAATCCTGCCTCGAACGTCGCCAACCCGTCGACGGCGCTACGCTGGCAGGGCGCGGACGCATCGCCGGCGGTGGACGACTATCTGACCTTTGCGCTCGATACCGCGGAGCTTGTCGATTACATCGGAATTGCGCGGCACAACTTCTATTCGGCACAGACCGCCGTTTCAATCGAGACGCTTGACGAAGGCAGCCCGGAAAGCTGGACCGAGATTGTCGAACCGGTCATCCCGCCGAATGACGGGCCGCTGCTGTTTCGCTTCACGCCGCAAGCGATCACATCAATTCGCATCCGGATGCAGCCAGGAACGGCGGCACCGCGCGCGGCCGTTGTCTATTCCGGCGCGCTGCTCGTCCTGCAACGGCGGATCTATGTCGGGCACACGCCAGCCAATTACGGCACGCAGCTAAGCGTTGCCAACCATCGCAGCATCGGCGGCGATTTCCTCGGCCGCATAGTGCTTAGCGAAAAGACCATGACGAAAGTCGCTTTGCAAAATCTCACTCCGGCCTGGTATCGCACCTATCTGGAACCGTTCCGCGTAGCAGCGCAGGAATCGCCATTTTTCTTTGCATGGCGTCCATCAGCTTATCCGTATGAAGTCGGCTTTGTCTGGACTTCGAATGACCCTCGTCCTGAAAATCAATTGCCCAACGGCATGATGAGTTTCTCGATGGATGTTGAAGGCGTCACATGACCAAGGCGCTCACATACATCGAAATCGACATTCCGACGTTTGTCTCTGAATCGCCGGAAGCGATTGAGACCTGGCGTTTCGCCATGCCGGCCGATTACCTGCCTGCGGAGATCGATGCCATTCCGTCGATCGACGCGGTGAGCTTCACGCCGGCGCGGATCTCGCTTGGCAAGGATCTGGGCGAACGCGCGTCGCTGCGGATCTCGTTGCGCGATCACCGGCATATTTTCAACGGCGAGCCGTTCGAGCAGGGGACGTTTTTCGGCAAGTGGCGTGGGCGCTACGGCACGAAGCTGCGCGGGCGCGAGTTGCGGCTGATCCGCGGTGAGGTCGGGCAGACCATCGAGCAGATGGATACACGCTACTACGTCATTGAGAATACAGACGGGCCGGACTTCAACGGCGTCTATACGATCGAGGCCAAGGACATCCTGAAGCTGGCCGATGAGGACCGCGCGCAGGCTCCGGCGCTGTCGAACGGCTCGCTGGCCGGCTCGATCGACAACAGCGTAACCAGCGCAACGCTCTCGCCGGCAGGCATCGGCAATCTCGAATATCCGGCGTCCGGCTGGGTCTGCCTCGGTGGTAAAGAGGTGGTTGCCTTCAACCGCTCGGCGGACGTTCTGACGATCACGCGGGCGCAGTTCGGCACGGTGGCGCAAGGCCATGACGCCGGCGACCGCGTGCAGCTCGTCTTGCGCTATACCGGCGATGACGCGGCGGACATCATTCACGATCTGCTGACCAATTACGCGGGCGTGCCTGCCGAGTACATCAACCTGACGGACTGGCAGCAGGAGACCGAAGATTTTCTCGGCGTGATCTACGCGCGCACGATTACCGAACCGACCAGCGTCCGCAAGCTGGTTTCCGGGCTGATCGAGGAGGCGGCGCTTGCGGTCTGGTGGGATGACCGGGCGCAGCGGCTGCGGCTCAACGTCTTGCGCGAGATCTCGACCGACACGGCGACGTTCGGTCATGACCGCATACTTGAGGGATCGTTGAAGGTCAAGGAACAGCCCGCCAAGCGCATCAGCCAAATCTGGAGCTACTACGGCCAGCGCGATCCGACCGACAGCGCGGCGAATGAGGACAATTTCCGCGCGGTGCTCGCGGATGTCGATCTGGATCGCGAAACCGAATACGGCTCGGCCGAGATCCGCAAGCTTCAGGGGAAATGGGTCGAGACCGAGACGGCGGCGACGCGGCTCAATTCGATCCAGCTCAGCCGCTTCCGCGATCCGCCGCGCTCGTTTGCCTTTGAGGTTTTCCGCGACGTGGCGATCACGCCGGCGGGCGGCTATCAATTGCAGTGGTGGGGCAGCCAGGATGAAACCGGCGTCGAGGTGCCGGTTTCGGTCCAGATCACGCATGTTCGGCTTGAGCCGGATCGGGTCTATGTCGAGGCCGAGGAAATGCTGGCCTCAGGCGTCGTGGCGCTCGTCAATGTGGTGTTCCTGACGCAGACCGGCAGCGTGCTTTCGTGGCAGGTGCCGGACACATGGAACGATGCTGAC